TGGGGCCAACGTGCTGCTCTTGAAATCATCTCCACAGCAGGTAGAGCCCCAAGATGGGGGTTTGTTGTTATTTGTTTTTGTGTTTGTCTGCTGTTTCGGGAAGCAGACAGGCGATAAAAATCGTGACCGCTGCTATAGCAACCACGGTCACGATAATTGCTGGAATTGGAATTTGGTCGATAAGCACGAGTATCACGCGGTCTATCAGCAGCCAGAAAAGATGGCGTAACATCTTATGACTGCTAAGAAAGGCGTCCACTCGCTAAACTATCTTGTCAAAACTAAACATACAGGATTCTCCTTTTTTGATTGATATTTGTTTTATGCTAACGCACTTTATCGTTGTACCCACGGCTGGAACATGTATAAAAGATGCTCTAACGCGGCGTTCGCGGCTGGGATATGTATAAAGGATGCTTTGCTGTATTTGCAGCAAAACAACGATTTTCGCATTAACGCAGCGTGTACGTCCCGCTTTTTAGGCAGGAAATCTATTATAATCACCGTATCGTGGTGTACTACGATGCAGGAATGTTCCCGCATGACCAAAAACAGATAGTCCGCAAAAACCTCCAAAAGAAAAAGGACAGACACCCATGACGAGTGTCTGTCCTTTTCAAGAAAAGAGGATTGTGAATATGGCTATTGTTGCACTACCTATACAGGTAATGATACTGGTATCTTTGGTACGATTATTATTCTATGCTGTTCGCAAGCGCTGTCAACACTAATTTCTGATTTTTCCAAACAAAAAAGCCAACTATGTGTTAGATGGTTTTTCTGTTATAATTGAGAGCCAGAAAACCCGCAGGCTTGCCTGTGGGATGAATGGCTCCTATTTTTGAAATTTTTTGTAAAATAATGACCTAATAACTTGGTCAACGGTATAGAATGCCTGTATAATGTATGTATAAGGTAATACAGTTGGCTCAGAAATTAAACGTACAAGTGAACATTACGATTCCCTGAGAGTGGAAACAGTCCTTGGAAAACTTGGCGCTTATATATTCAGTGGAAGAAAGAAAGACAATTACCTTTCTTGACTTGTTGCGCCGTGCATTTAGGAAAAATATCAGCTCGAGGAGTCAAGTGATGAAACTCAAATATGATACATCAGCTCATTGTAAGTACAGCCTACAGTATCATATTATTTGGTGTCCGAAATTTCGGTTCTCTGTGTTAAACGGACCGGTTGCCGATGTACTTAAGGACATATTGATTTCTTTATGTGAAACATATCATTATGAAATCAAAGCGCTAGAAGTCATGCTGGACCATATACACATTTTCCTTTCGGCACCGCAAACAGTAGCACCATGCGATATTGCAAGAACGCTAAAAAGTTGTTCCGCTATCAAGATGTTTGCAGCGTATCCGGAACTTAAATCCTTTTACGCGAGATGCGGCGTCCTGTGGAGCCGTGGATATTACATAGCATCTGTTGGGCATATTAGCGCTGAAATGGTGAAAAAATATATAGAAGAGCAAAAAAATTAGGTGGTGAAGACATGGCGACTCGCAAAAAGCATATCAGAACTCCTTACAAGGAGAAGCGCAAAGAACACCGTGCCGCAGCAAGTCGGCATGTATTAGTTCTGGAAGCGCAAATTGAAGAAAATGATAAGCGCAAGCTGTTTCATATTGCGGACGATTTAAGGGTTTATGGCAACCATCTTGCCAATATTGCACAAAAACGTTTATCCCAATTATTTCGTACAAAAGCATATCGAGAAGCCTTGAAGCAGTATCACAATGCAAAGTCGGCGCTTTCTTCTTTGGATAAAGGCACAACAAAATACAATGAAATCAAGAAAAAAACAAATAGTGCTGCCGAGGTGCTCAAAGAACTCCAAGCCAAGTACAAACTGACATTTGAAGATTTGCGCCATGATATGGCAGAAATTTCAAAAGACAGTAGAATAAACTCTATATTTTTGCTATCCGAAACCGAAAATATTTGGGCGGCTGTTCAATCTGTTTTGTATCGGGATGGTAAGCATCTCAACTACGCAAAGCGCGGAGAACTTCCTCTGATTCGAGCCAAACAAATTGAGCGCGGAATCACGCTTTCATTTAATAACGGCTCTGCGCGGTGCAAAATAGGCGGTATCGATGCCTTTACATTGATAACGAAAAAGAATGATTCGTTTGCAAAGAACGAATTGGCCTGCATTGAAGCATTTGTTTCCGACCCTAGTGCTGAAGAAAAGGCTGTCGCCATTTTTTCAGAAACAGGAATTCCGCAAAACACATATAGACCTTGTTTTATTGCTCTCAAATGTGTAACAATTCGCGGCAGACTAAGGGTTTACGCTCATATCACCGTTGAAGGAGACCCGATTCCCAAATACACCAAATCAGGCGATTTGAAACATCCATGTGGTAAGGGGCTTGTTGGTGTAGACCTCGGTCCTCAAAGTGTTGCAGCTGTATCGGACACTTCTGTGATTCTGGAAAACCTTGCTGAACGAAACAGCAAATCAACCAAACGACACGAGCGCAAAGAGCGACTGCTTTTAAGAGCACTTGACCGTAGCAGAAGAGCAAACAACAATGACCGCTACAATGAAGATGGTACGGTCAAAAATGGCATTCGTAAGCCTTGGAAAAAATCAAAACAATACAGGAAGAAGGAAGCCTCCCTAAAAGAACTTCGCCGGAAAAACGCTTTGAGTCGTAAGTATGCCAATAACGAATTGGCAAACAGGATTCGAGCCATGGGCGATGATGTGACCATCGAAAAAAGTAACGTAAAAGCACTTCAGAAGAAAGCTAAACCTTCTGTTCCTGAACAAGGGAAAAAGCAAACGCGCAGAAAGCGTTTTGGACATTCTATTCTTCATCGTTGTCCCGGGCAGCTTTACGCACAACTCCATTCAAAGTTCGGCGAGAATCACTTCCATGTGGTTGATAATATGTATCGCGCCAGTCAATACGACCACAAAAGCAACACATACAACAAAAAGAAGCTGAGCCAGAGGTGGCACAGCTTCGATGACGGCACAAAAGTACAGCGCGATATTTACTCTGCTTTTTTGCTTCTTTGCCATAATGATGATTTCAAGACCATCAATCAAGATATTTGTACTTCAAAATTCGAAACCTTCAAAAAAGCACACGATAAGTGTGTTTCTGATATAAAAGCCAGCGGACATAAGGTCTGTAATTCTGGCATCTAAAATTTCCCTAAGGGCCTGTTGACCACGGTCCTGTCTAAACAGACGAAGTGAATCGTTAATGTTCCCAATGGGGAGCTTGATTCACGGTTCTGGCTCTAGCGATGCCGATGCTTAAAGCCTGAAACGAGAAATCGGAGTAACGCTTTTTGTGCAGCCGCTTCCAGAACCTCCCGGGCTTGCCCGGGGGTAGGTCAGTCGTTGATGTTTTTCTGGTTGTGGTGAAGGGCACCACGGACAAACTGGTTCCAGCGAGCATGGTACAGGACAAACCCGTCCTCGAACTCTACCGTGATGTTGTTGACGCCATGATAAGCAATACAGGTGGCTTTGCTGCCATTCTTCATCGTCATCGTAGTGCCAACAGATTTCGCATAATCGTGCTCATCCTTGCAAGCTGCACTGATAGTACGCATCCGCATTTTGCAGTCGGGACAGCAGGTAGCACCGGATGCAATAGCCCGCGTCATGGCGCGAACGCTTGTCACAAACTCTTTCTTACAATCCGGGCATACGAAAATAGCTCTTCTTTCCGAACGAGCAGAAATTTCGCTGGGAGTGTAATCGTTCTTGTCGCTCCACAGAGGAACAACTTTAGGACACTGGGTAGCCAAATCATTGATTCCGGGAACAACCTTGCGACCTGCGCAAACAGGGCAACCGGTATGGTAGTACATCAAGGATTTAACGACATTGCAAATAGAAGCCTTAAATTCTTGCTTGCAGTCTGGGCATACGAACCATGCTTTCTTGTTGTTGCCTGCAGATACTTCACTGGGAGAGCAATCGTTCTTATCACTCCACATGGAAGCGGCCATAGGGAACTTGGTAGCCAAATCATTGATACCAGAAACAACCTTGCGACCTGCGCAAACAGGGCAACCTGTGCTGCCATTTTGTACGGTATGAACTACATTGCAGATAGAAGCTTCAAACTCCTGCTTACAATCGGGGCATACGAACCACGCTTTCTTGTTGCTGCCTGCAGATACTTCGCCGGGTGTGTATGTGTTCTTTGCACTCCACATAGCGAAAATCTTAGGACACTTGGTAGCCAAATCATTGATGCCGGGGACGACCTTAAGACCTGCGCAAACAGGGCAACCGGTATTACCACGCATCAAGGACCTTGCGACATGGAAAACACGGGCTTCAAACTCCTGCTTACAATCTGGGCATACGAGCCACGCTTTCTTGTTGCTGCCTACAGATACTTCGCTGGGGGTGTATGTGTTCTTGGCACTCCACATAGCGGAAATCTTTGGACATTTGGTAGCCAAATCGTTGACGCCGGAAATGACATTCTTGGATTTGATGGTGTTGGTATTCATAGTAAACTCTCTTTCTCCTCGTATTTTCGAGGCTTGTGATAAATAAAAATGAGCGACTTGTAGTTACAGCGTCTTAAACTTACGGCAGCAACGCATCATGGTGCGGATACGAACCAAGTCAATCTCGATTGCCAATGCGTTGATGGCTTCGAAAAGTGCATAGACAGCCATTGCGGGAATCGCAACAAGTAAAATAATGATGGATTTAATGGTTTTCATTTCAAGCTCTCTTTCTCCGCATTTGCGCGGTCTTGCAACAAAAAAAGACAGGTCACCGATTGGTGCCTGTCTGAATTTTGTCAGATTATAAATGGTTGGTCGTGTTTTGTTATCTATCGTACAATACTCATTCTATACTGTTCGCAAACGCCGTCAAGACAACATTTCAAAAGAAAAAGCCGCCCCACCCCGATAGGTGGAACGGCTGATGAGATTAGTGCTTGATGTAAAGCGAGGTGTCCCTGAACGGATTCAGGATACCAGGCTTATACTTGGTGCTGACATAATCAGCAATCTGAGCATCCGTCATACCGTTCAGTACATCGAGCCAGCATTCGGCGTTAATGCCCATGAGTCCGCCCATACCGAGCGCATTGTCGCAGCGTCTCATATCCTCGGTAAATGCCTCGCGGTACGCGCAAGGCTCAGCAGCGTGGATAAACCGATTGGTGTCGTACATAGTGCCACCTCACGCGTTTACCATGGCTTTAAGCCCTGCTTCGTCCAGAACGGGAATCCCCAGAGCGTTGGCCTTTTCAAGCTTAGAGCCCGCTGCTTCACCAGCAACCAGATAGCTGGTCTTCTTGGATACGCTGCCGGTCACCTTACCGCCGTGTGCCTCGATAAAGGTCTTAGCTTCTTCGCGGCTCATCGTAGGCAATGTTCCGGTAATTACAAAGGTCTTACCGGAAAGCGATACAGCATCCTCAGCGGAACCGTTCGTGGACGCAGTCGGTGCATGGTAATCGAGGTTGACGCCAGCCTTGTACAGGGCTGTGACCTCCTGCTTGAACATAGGGTCAGAGAGCATAGCGTCCAGAGCGGCATAGATGGCATCAGAGAAACCGGGGATGTTACAATCCTTAATGTTATCCACATACAAGGCAGACAAACCGAGCAGGTTTCCGTCCGTTGCCTTGCACTGGGTAAACAGGGCGCGAGCAACATGACCGCCAATAAGACGATAGCCGAGACCTTTAAGAACACGGTCTGCGTTCTGGGTCTTGGAGTTCTCGATGGCTGCGAGCAGCTTCTTAGCCGTCTTTTCACCGTACATGTCGATGAGTTCGGATTCTTCCTCATAAAGCCAGTACAGGTCTACGGGGTTGGAGATGAACCGACTATCGACCAGGTCCTGAATGATTTGAGGACCAAGACCCTTGATATCCATGCACGCTTTGGATGCAAAATGGATGATGCGGTTGACCGTTTTAGCGGGGCAGGAATCGTTCGTGCAATACAGGTCCACAGACCCGTTCACGGAAGCGATAGGCTCGCCACAGACAGGGCAAACCTGACTGGACATGTCATAGGGCACAGCATCTGCCGGACGTTTCTCCTTCTCGACCATGGTAATCTTCGGGATGATGTCACCGGACTTGTGCAGAACAATGGTGTCACCGATACGGATGTCAAGATTTTTGATGAAATCCGCGTTGTTCAGAGTAGCACGTTCAACACGGGTTCCGGCCAACTGTACCGGGTCGAATTCCGCCACAGGAGTGACGCGGCCGGTACGACCCGTCTGCAACACGATACGGCGAAGAACCGTAGCCTTTTCCTCAGCGGGATACTTGAAAGCAATAGCCCACTTAGGAGTTTTGGTCCGCTCACCCATCTTTTTGCGGATGTCGATTTCGTCTACCTTGATGACAGCGCCATCAATGGGATAATCGATATCATACCGATGCTCCCCGATATCGCGGATAGCGGCGAGGATACTGTCGGTATCGTTGCAATGCGCGTAGTAGGTGGTCTTGAAATCGCAAACATCGCGCAGATAGCAAAGCTGGTCGCAGTGAGAGTCAGCAAACTCAGAGGAATCCTCCCCGTCATTGACACTCTGCACATTGAAAATGAACACTTTCAGGTTCCGTTCCTTTGCGACAGCCGGGTCAGACTGACGCAGCGTACCGGCAGCGCAGTTACGGGGATTGGCGAACAGCTTCTTCCCTGCTGCTTCCTGCTTGGCGTTGGTTGCTTCAAAGTCCTCTTCGCTCATATAGCACTCGCCGCGCAATTCGATTTTCCAGATACCTTCCGGCATCTGGATATTGACAGGAATGCCAAGAACCTTGACATTGTCGGTAACATCCTCACCGACATGACCGTCGCCGCGAGTGGACGCCTGTACGAGCCGCAGCTTTCCGTCAGAACCGGCAGGCTTAGCGTACACCAGAGACAGGCTCAGACCGTCAATTTTGCGCTCAATAGAGAAGGTGGCATCAGGATATTCCTTCTCCACAGAAGCCGTGAAATCGCGCACCTCATCGTCTGAGAAGACATCCAGAAGCGAAAGCATCGGGACACGATGCTCAACCGGAATACCGATAACGCGTTTGCCGCCGACTACCTGCGTGGGACTGTCGGATGTGACGAGTTCCGGATGCGCGGCTTCGAGGTCACGAATCTCGTGCATTGCACGGTCGTACTCTTCATCCGTTACGGCAGGAGCATCCTGCTCATAATACGCTGCGCTCCAGCGCTTGACCTTCTCGCAGAGTTCATTGTAGGTATTGATATAATCAGTCATTGTAGTTCAGTTCCTTTCAGTGTAGCCGCCATAGTATCTATCATACAATACATTTGGCGGCATTAGCAATATCGAACATCAGAAAAAGCAAGCCACAAATAGATGAGATTTGCTTTCCTTTTACTTTCTTTTCACCTTATCGTATTTCACGCCGAGAATCTTAGCGGCAGCGTTAAGGGTTTCGAGAGAAGCGTTGTTAAAATCATTTTGCGCTGCCATATACAGCGCTTTTGTGCATCTGACGGCGTCACAAATATCGTAGATGGTATCCTTGTTTTCGAAAATCAGCAAATACCGCTCATAGCCGACTGTGGTATCTTCTCGATACTCTACACCGTTGGCATCGAACTCATATAAGCGGTTTGCGGTTCCGGAAGTCGGGATGCATTCAAAACGGTTGGTATCAGAATCCGTGTGTGTGACCACCATTTTGCGAATCGTCTCGGGATAAGGAACCCCAAAGCGAAACTCGACCATCCAGAGATAATCGCCTGCCTTAACAGAAAGCATTTCAAATCTTCCTTTCAGTGTTAATTTTTATTGTTTATTCGTACCCTTCAAAGCTTCGATGGCAATCTCAAATTTTCAGTTCGAGCGCAACTTTTTCTTCTGCGCTCTTATCGTTCATCCCATCGACGAGAACGTAAATATCTACGTTCCTTAAAACAAGTCCTTTCGCTTGCCAGTCGGTTTCTTTGCGAATCTTTTCTGGCAAAAGACGAAGTGCCTGCTTTTTGAGTTTGTCGATTTTTTCTTCTGTGGGGTACATTTCTTGGCTGAAGGTAAAGTCTGCAGTTTGGTACGTTGTAGTCCATGCACGAACCTTTACCGTTACTGTGCTTTCCGAAACGTTGTAGTCTTTAAATGGGATTAAAGACTCACTCAGTTCCACAATTCTCGCATTGAAGAGATTGGTTATACGAGCGAGTTCCTTTTGGTAGATTACCTTTGCTTGTCGCACCTGTTCACGGTAGCATTTTACGCAGTCTTCAACCGTGTAGAAGATGTTTACAGATTCACCCGTGTATCCCCGATAGCCTGTATTATCCATTGGAGCAATCACCTTGGACATAACATGACCGTTCTTCACAGGTCGGAAATAAATAGGAGAATAATAAATTGTCTTATTCGTCTCCTTGGCATCCGTTACCACCACCGGAGTGGGTTCAATTCCACGAATTGGTTTTTTGGTTGGGTCTGCGTTTGCTCGATAGTCGCAAATCCAAACCATCTTTCCCGTAATGTTTTCCAGTCCTTCTGCGTAATCAAAATCCGCAAGAGATTTCGTCTGCTGAGGTCCTAATGCACGGTTATTTCGCCAAAGGGTTACATTGTTATCTTGTAGATATTCTTCGAGTTCCATTTTTTCACCTTTTCCCTTTCAAAGCTTCGATGACAACTTCTTCGTAGTCCTCAATAGCATAATAAACCTCGTTAAAGCCATTTGAGTGACCGCGTTCATACGCCTTTTCCCAAAGCATTTTCGCTGCATCATGACTGATAAGGACAGAAGATGCACTTTTTATATCCATTCGGATGAGTGTGAGGATATCAACCATGACATCCGAAATAGCTTTGTTGCGGTCAGCCACAAGTTTGGTTACTTCATCGTTCCATTGCTGCTGAAGCTGACGCACCTTCTTTTTATTCCAATCGAGGGAATGTGCGCTGCTGATGATATCACCGGTTTTAGGACGCTTGGTTTTAGGGGTTGTGCGCATATTCCAAGCAGCTTCCATGCGAATCTGAAGATTTTTCCAACTACTATCCATGTTTTATTTCCTTTCTATGCGTTTTTTTACATCAGAATTTGAAATCCTGGCATACTTCGATGCTGTTTTTGTCGTAACCGACAGCGTACAGTTCTTTGAGCAGCGGCGTATACTCCTCGACCGTTGCAGGAACGCCTGCCTTCAGATACCCGTAAGACGCATTCACATGCTGCCCATTGTGGACATACGCATCGAAATACAGGTTGGGGTCCTTCAATTTGAGTCTTTTGCAAAACTCGAGGGTTCCCGGTATCTTGTCAAGAAACACACAGGTGAGTTCGGAACCGGCTTCTGGATTGAGTTCGTCGGTACAGTTAAAAAAAGCTACTTTCATTTTCGTTCTCCTTTTTTGAGCGCAAAAAGGCGGGCCTCCCAAAATCGGGAAGTCCGCCTTAAAGCAAAATTGTGAATTGTACGAACGCAGTTAGCGCCTTAGTAGATGGTATCTATCGTACAATTCTTATTTTATTCGGTTCGCATATCGCGTCAACAATTATGTTCAAGGGGCTGAAATTATGGCGGAAAACGACTGTATAAAAGCGGACCTCCCGCTTCGGAAAGTCCGCTATAGCCGCAATTATCTGATTTTACTGAGCCTGGTTATCGGTCGGCTGCTGCGGTGCAGCGGGCTGCTGAGGCTGAACCGGCGCGGCAGGCTGCTTGGGCTGTGCAGGAGCCTGATAGGTCATGTTGGGGTTCTGGGTCTGTTCCTGAGTCGGCTGCTGGTACTGAGGCTGAGCCTGAGCAGGATGCGCAGCCTTGTAGGTATCATACTTCTGCTTCATCTGGTCATAAGAATAGCCATCCTGCGGGATACCGAAGTACCGATACTGACCGAACGCCAGAATCATGTTGAAGATGGGGTTCAGGAAGAACAGGCCAATGGTGAAGCCAATCCCCTGCCCAAACGCGACACTCTGTTTGTACAGGGTTACGATGCTAATGATGACGCCAACGATGACCAGCAGCGTGCCGAGCAGCGGGATGCCGCCAAGTACAGTGCAGACGATGGGGACAAAGAACAGCCAGCCGTTGCCCCAGAAGATTTTGTACCGGATGTAGCTGTTGTAAAACGGGACGATGGACGCCCATCCGGGTTGACCGGCCTTTTCGAAGATTTTCCAGCCAGCCACAATGTTGAGAACGAAGAATGCCAGGATGATGAGCCAAAATCCAGCAAAGATGCTGAGAAGTGCATTGAGGGCCGCCGCCTCTGAACCGTAAGACATAATGATTCCTCCTAAAATTACTTTATATTATAAAGCCAATCGGCCTTATTTCTTTTCCTGCACGGCTTTGCGTGCCGCTTTTTCTTTCGACAGTGCGGCGAGTTTCTTGCCGCTTTCGACCAGGATTGCTCGGCGTTCTTCAGAGATAAACATGGGAGGACGAATTTTTACCCACTTTTTCGGAAATTCCGCTTCTACGCAATCTTCCTTGTCGATGGTCAGCTTCACCTCATCGGGATGCTCTGTTGCAAGTTTTCGCAACTCGTTCATCCGCGAATAATTTCGCGTATAGTACGAGCAGGTTTTCTCTGCATCGCAGAAATTGATGATGGTCTCGCGCTCGTAGGCACCATCGGCGCTTTGAGGTGTTTGGTTGATGGGACGCATTTTTTCATCTCCTTTCAGTCGAACAACACTGCCTTCTTTGATGGTCCGTCCGGCGTGAGGCTGCACGCATAAGCCCAACGCGGAAGCATAATACGACCGCGAACGCTAACGACGGTCATCTCCCGCGCCGTGGCTTGTTCGAATTCCGATGCGTCCAAAGCACTCCGGGTCAACAGAATAGCATCGTCCGGCATATCGTTGAGCATCATTTTCAGTTCTTTAACTGTCATAGATTGTCTCCTTTTGCATGACCTCATCCAGCGCCTGCAGGAACAAGACGGATTCGGTGTTCTGCGTCCCAGCTGCAACGATACCGGAAATCTCGTTCGGTTCGATGAGGAAAACGCTGTCACCGTCAATGAATCCTTGCGGCCATGGCGCAGCATAATAGGCGTAGGGCACGATGTCGGTTGCATAACCGATAATTATATATTTCTGGTCGGCGTCCTGCCGAACCTTAACGATTGTCCCGAGTGAAAACGCGGATTTGAGTGTAGGCGTTGCTGTAACAGGCATTTCTCTTTTAATTTTCAATGATGAAAACACCTCCATAAATACCAGTCTATGCGGTTCGCAAGAATGTGCAACGAAAAAAGGCACAAAAAAAGGAGCTGCCCGAAGGCAACTCCCTGTCATACATAGATTTGCTGTACTAAAAGCGAACTCAGCGATTTTGTGCGACTTGGACATTGAAGTCAAACAGTTCCTTGCTGGTCGAGCACCGGGAAGAAAACTCTCCGTCACGGTTCTGGATGACATCGGATGCCGGGACAGGCTTTCCAAAACCGTCGTCCACAAACACAGGATGCTTGCTGTCATCATTGTCAGAACGGGGCGAGAAGCTTGCGGCCGCGAACCAGTCTTCCTCATCGCTGCCCTGCTCGTCGTACAGACGGCAGAACGGAGCGGGGATTTCGGGCGTCGGAAGCTGGAACATTGCTGCCTGCATTTCCTTGCCGCCATTCTTCACATTTACATCGATAAGGGGGCAAATCGTATCGCCTGCGCACTCCCACTTGGTATAGGACTGAGCGGTAATTGCGGTATTGCCGTCAGATACCTCAATACCGAGCGAAAGAATGTCTGATTTGAGACCGAGCTTTTCCTGAAGCATTTCCGGGGTGAGAGTCAGAAACTGACCGCCGACCGTGTTAATGATAAGGTTCATCGTTCACATTCTCCTTTTTGATTTTAGTAAATATAGTTCTCGCTTCGAAGCGCTGCCTGAACGGCGCGGATTTCCTTTTCGGTGAGTTGGTAGCTGCCAATCGGCGTGTTCGCGGAACCAAAGTAAGCGGAATCGAACACCATGCAGGCTTCTCCGTTCTCATTGAGCCGATAGAGGAATGCTTCCTTTGTCCGTGCATCAGTAGGATGGTCTACCAGCGATACGAGAGGAAGACCTGTTGTCGAGTTCTTAACCATCTGCCACTCGGATGCGTTCCGGTCACAGTACCCAGCGATGTAGATGTGCGGCTCGGAGATAAGGCGCAGGTCACGCTTCATCAATTCGAGCAGAGAATTGGCGGGCTTGCAGCTGTAAGTATTGGTCAATTCGGCGTTTAGCTCGAAATTGAGCGAAACACAGAAAACACGGTATCCGCGCTTATCCAAGTCATCGAGCATTGCGGTACCAGCGCCCGAAGACAGGAATGAAACCATCTTGGTGTCCATGTTTTTAGGCAGGTAAAGCACAGCTGTAATGAGGTATTTTTCCGAGCGCACCAGATTCTTAAACATCACGCATCATCCTCCGTCTTGGTAGTCATGCCATGGACTTTTTCGATGGCGGCAGCAATCGTGTTGTTCTCCAGTTCAGTCATCTGTGTGCAAAGGTAACCCCAGTCGATGGCATCGTGGACCTTGCGGACAAACGCATCGTAGGTGCCAGCGGTTTTCATCATTTCGACTTCCGATTCGTAGCAGCCGGATTCCTCGAGCAAATGCTGGATGTCATCGATGGGGTTCATTTCGATAGTTGGTACAGTTTTGTTCATGATACAAACTCCTTTAAGTGTTTTGGACGCAAAAAGAGCGGACCTCTCAGAATCGAGAAGTCCGCCCTTTAAGCGAAATTGTGAATGTACGAAAGGCAGAAAGCCTTTTTGATTTGGAATGGTATCTATCGTACAATACCCATTCTACTTAGTTCGCATATTTTGGCAAGTAAAAAATGTTGCTCATTCGAAGGCGAGTGGTGAAGAGTGTAATTTTAGATGTGGAGAACAGTCCACTCACTCCTTATTCTGTAATTTGTAATTGTAGCGTAGATTTCTAAAAAAGCCGCCCACCAAATTATGTTGTGGGCGGTTTTTTTGTTGTTAGTTTTCGAAATCTGGATTCTTCCAGACCGTTTTCTTTCCGTAATGGATATCCGAAATGTACTTGAACGGAATCTTATCCTGGTTTTTAAGAAGAACATCGTTTTCCTCTAAAAATTCCTCAATGCGTTCTTCTTCACTACGCGGAGCAATGTTCCATGTATCGAGATATCCATCATACATGGCATCCATATTGAAAATTCCGTCAACGGGGTACTTGACAGAGTCAATTTCTCCGTTGACGTCCAAGCCAAGGTGGACGTTCTTATAGTTCTTGATGCTGTCTGTCAAGGATTTGAATTTTCCTTCAGGAGTATCGGGATTGCTGTACTTTTTCACGTACTCTTCCGTTAACTCCTCCGTCATGGCCAATGTAATCCAGAACTGGAGCCCGGAATACTCAAGGCTCGCTTTCTTGATTCTCTCCATCGTCCGTTCAGCCCAGCCGGTGGGATTAGCAAGATAATCCACTACCAGTTCATCGGCATTTGTGGATGTCAGGCCAAAGCAAGACCCTTTTCCAATCTCATCTACAATGCTGTCAATAGGGTTGCGATAATTCTTATACCCCTTTATTATGCGACAGAAAGCGTTCTGTCGTGCTGTCTGGTCGTAATAACCGCCCTTGAGAATTTTCTTCTTGTCTTCTTCCGTCACATTCTCTCGGAACATATCGAACAGCTTCTGTGCCATTTCCTCTATGACAGAATCCGAGGTAAAAGAAGAACGGCAGAAAATCGTTTTGAAGTCCATTGTTTCATTGACGGTTTTGGCATTATCGACAACGAGGCAAAGGAAGCGTATCTCCTGGTTGAATGTTACGGGTTTATTTTCCAAGGTTCCATAAAACCGCTGCCCGTACAGAACATCTACCTTATGCTCACCATAGGCGAGCGGTATGCGCATAAAACGGTAGTAATACTCGGACAGCTCACCGGAATCAAGAATGATATTGCCTTCGAACGAAGGAGCGCCGAACTCGAGGAACTTTTTGAATCCCTCGCGGTTGATATTGTTTGCCATGATATTTTTCCTCCCAAATACTTACTTCGTTAAGCCCTTGAATTTCGGATTTTTCCAGAGCACATTCTTCGTATTACTCTTTTTCCATCTGTACAGTCCAGCCGTTCACGTCGGAATAAACCGCATAGAGCAGTGTTGCGAAATTATAGCCTCCGTCATACAGCGTGTAACGAAGGGAAATGTTCAGCGCAAGAGTGCGTTCTTTGACGGTGCCATCACAATCAAGATAGCTGAATATCTTTGTCGGATGGGAAAACCATGCTTCCCGTTCTTCATTGAATTTATCTTCATCGTATTCCACGACTTGCTTGAAACACGAATCAAACGTAGCAAGCTTGACCGACGAAAATACATCAGCCATCATCCCGCACTTTTCAATCAATTCATCAGGCCATTCGACTTTGATGATTGCTGCACCATCGTGCAGTTCTTTCAGTTCTTTGCGGGGGCTCAGCGAGACGTTGTAGCGTTCACTGAGGAAGGTGAACAGCCAGGACCAGTCAATGACTTTCAGGAAGTTGGATACTTCCTTGGAATCCATGAAAATTTTGATTTCTTTCCGTGCCATAGTTTTATCTCCTGTTTTTCGATTTTTTAAAAAATGGTTCAAATCATAGAATTCCAGTTATTGCCCAACCATTCACACCAGCCTGTGGTGGAGGAGGGGCAATTTTTGCTGTCCGCGCAGATATGATTCAGCAGCATTGCCAAGTGAAACTTATCCAATGTCCGAATCATTTCGAGATTTGTCTTATCAGACTGCACGATTGTCATGTCAACGTCGGTTTTCGTCTTGATGTACGACACGGCGTCGCCTATCTTTTTGAAAAAAATTCCGCAGACCGGGACAAAGTATCCAACCTCGATGGAAAGCTCTGCCAAAAGACGGTAGCTGTCAGCAGTGTTCGTCCTCTGGAAAAGTTCATCGAACTGAGCGCGAATTTTCTTCTCATCGTTTTTCCCAATGTCATTCAGGTCAAAGATGTATTCCTGAACAATGAACCCATTATTAGATTTCGTGGGCACATATGCTTTGTAACAGGATGCATCAATCTGTTTCATGACAATCGGAAAGTCATGGGAAGACGTGGAATAGAGACGTGCTTTATCGACTTCCTTTTTCAGCTTTTCCAGCAGCTTTTCAAGAACAGCCTTGAGATATTCGGCGTGCTGATGGCAGGTATCCACTTCTGTCTGGAACATACCGGTGTCATCTTTGAGCCGCCCGGTTTCCCAAGCTTTGTCAAAGACGCACTTGAGTTTCTGGAGCTCGGTTGCATCCAAGTTGTCGTATTTCCCGGACTTCGTTTTAGCCTCAAAAATGGCGATTGCTTCACGCACTTCACTGTACGAATCAAGTATCAACTCAAGGTCCTCCAAAAAGAGTTTCTTGTTGATGTCGATGGAGTAATTGATGTCGGTAATGCGCAAGGTTATGGTTTTTGCTTTTTCTTCGACATCAAACCCCATTTCCCGGCAGATATCCGGGAACTGTTTCAGATACATCATATTTTTTCACCTCAAATTTTCTCAGCGATATCTTCGCCGTATACCATGCTCGGGTTGGAACCGTTGTCCCATTCGGCAACATAGCTAAAATCTACAGTTAATGTGTTTGTCGTAGGCAATTTCTCCTTTCCAAGTAAAAAAGCAGGCCCGCCAAAATGGTGGGTCTGCTTGTTGTTTACAGATTGTGAATTGTACGGTGGCAAATGCTGCTAAGTGGAATGTTATCTATCGTACACTTCCATTCTATTCGGTTCGCACAAACATGCAAGTAAAAATGGGCCTTCCCAAAAGGAAAGCCCACTGTATGGTATTGCTGATACTCAGATAGCTGCACAGAAGTTCGCAAGGCGCTGCCAAAGCAAGTAGTTGTCGTAGCTCATGCGTACCTTTTCGGGTACACCTGTAACGAGATACCACTTGTGTGCCTTAGCCTTGATGTTCGAGATGCGCTGCTGTTCACTGCGCGTAAAGGCTTTGCTGAACATACGGCGTCTGCGCCCGGAATTCCAGTATGCACCCTCCATAGTCTCGCAGATAAGAGCATAGGCAAGTTCGTTCTGAACATCGTCATGGGTCAACTCGATAATCTTACCCATATTCAGGCACCTACCTTTCGGCTGGACTTTTCGCGGCTCTGATGCACCATGGAAAGCGCATAGTCGAGCGCGGCATCATCATCCGGCAGATAGGTGACAGATTTGAGTTCTCCGTACTCGCTGTGATGGCGCGGGATAGTCTTGGGTCTTTCCGTAACGACCGTCTCCTTCTCGAAATGCAAAGCAATCCGATTTGCAGGAACGGCATACCGTTTCTGCCGCTCGCATTCCTTGAAGTAGTCGATGAGCGTTGCGAACCCCAAGGGCTTTCTGCCATCAAGTCCCGTAACGGTGACGACATACGCCTTGATGCCTTTCGCTTCCCGTCTCTGCTGGTCCGCATAGTATTGGTAGGAGATGTACATCGGCGATTCCTTCAAATACGCGTTAGATTCCCGCGCAATGTAGGTCCCGCTTTCCCGGCAAAACCACAGAAATGTCTGAGGCTTGCCGTCGGCTTTTGCTTCCTTTGCGGCTTTCTGAATGACCTTTGTGTCGAGGTCAAAGTCCGACTGATATTGTTTTGTGACCTGCTTCATCGCAGATTTCAGTTCCGGTAAAATCGGAATCATAGTATTATTCATTTCAATTCCCCTTTTAGAACGCTGTGAGCTTGGAAATATCCATGTCATAGCGTTCATATTTGTGGATGTAATCGAAAACGGTGTTCATCTGTGCCTGAGTTGCGGTTTTGGTGGCGTCCATATCGAGAAATGTTTTTCCCAAAGACGGATTACGAACCGCAATCCAACCGCGCCGGTACAGGTAATCGAGACCCTTCCCGCTCCAATCATAGGCCATGTCCAAGACTTCCTTATCAGAGAGGTTCAGGCGTATTCTGTTTTGCATGATGATGCGCCCCGCAAGAGCCGCATGTTCTCCAAACTCGCAAGGATACCATGTTCCGTCCGGAGCAATCATGCCGTATTCAGATAACTTCTGGATATTGTTAGATTCGTTCACGCAAATGACCCCTTTGTAGTCAGGTGTTGTTGTCCAAAAACTCCTGGCATTCGGTATCGTTCATCACGAATCCGAAATACGCTACACGCTTAACGGTCGTTTCCCAGACACGCATTGTGCGACTCCGGGGCTGTACGACCCAGGAATGACAACGCCAAAGCCCGTCCTCAGAAAGAGCATACCCGGTCGCAATAGAGCAGTGACCACGGTTTGCATCCCAAAGATAAGCGGAATTCGCGTGACATTGACTGGGCTGACCCTTGCGCATATAGCTGCTGCCATAGAAGAACTGCCCCCGACTGAGTGTTTTTACGGCGTCTTCGTCGTAGGCAGTCATGCAGACCTCATCTCCGCCGAAGCTGAGAATCTTGTCATGCAGTGCTTTCATGGCATCGAGCATCTCCTTGGAGAATCTCGATTCGCCGTTATATACCTGATGGCTGTCAATCCACCGCTTCCAGTCATCGCTCATCGGATTCCAGTGAATCGGCGTAGACATCTGCTCGGGTGCTGTGATGGGTTTCAGGCTATTCCAGCCTTTTCGTGTAAGTGTCATCTCGTTACCTCCGCTGGTTTCAGGAGTTTATCGATTCTTGCAATGATTTCATCGCGCTTCTCTCCGCTCGGAATCGAGTCACTGTGACCCTTATCCGTGAGAAGCGTGTCGAACATGGCAAGAATTTCATTCGGATTGACCGGCTTCTCGGCAGAGGCACGAAGATAGGCTTCGATATCTTCCACGAGATTCCAGTATTCCATGCCATACAGCATCGCACTGTTTTCGCTGCTATGCCGGTCTTCTTCCTCGCTTGCATCACTGCAAACGATAGGAAGTTTTATCTCGGCGAGATAATCGTCAAAGATGTCCGCAGTATAAGCGGCGAGCCAGCGAATATTGGTATTCATGATTTTTCCTCACTTTCTTTCAGCTTTTGCCGCAAGCATCATCCCGCAGCATTTGTTCAGGCAAATGACACTGACCACGAGCAGCGCGATATTATGCAGCGTGAAGGACTGTGCCAAAGCACTGATGCTCAGGAAGATGAAGAGAACAAACAGGACAGCTAAGGTTTTGAAGAAGGTATAGATGATTCTGTTCATGGTAATGCTCCTTTTTTGCTCCGGTTATCGAAGCATGTCAACGATTTTTCCGACCAACTCATCATTGGTCACAAACTGGTTGCGGCCCCTGGCACCGAGCGATACAGAGGAGTAATCCTTCATATCGGCGGCATAGCGAACCATATTCTTGTCGGCAATCGGCTGATAGCAAGACCGTTCTGTGGTCACATACACGCATTTTCCGTTCAAGATATTCATGATGTGTCCGTAGCAGCCCGTCTGCTTGCCGTTGCGCTGCATGTTTTGCAGGTTATGCGTCAGCATCAGACCGTCGTTCTCCTTCTCGGCACAGGAGAGCATAGACAGTAGTTTTCGAGTCTTATACGCAGTGTTTGTCATAGTAAATTGCCTCATTTTTTAGAAATACTTGTAAGCAGCGTTCAGCCGCTTGTTGTAGAGTTGTAAGGTGGTCAGGTTCCCGCAATAGACCTTGCTGGACGAGATAGGGACATTCACCCCGGCTTCCATGTGCGAGAAGAACATCGCAAGACAATCTTCTACACTGTCGCTCGTGGTGAGTGTCTCGTATACCGGATACGAGTACCCAGCTGCCTGACTGTAGGTGGCATTGAGCTCATGGACAAAGAATTGGACCTGACCGGACACGGAACTTGCATCCAGACCCGATGCATAGCACCAGTTCAAGAGATTCGTCTTACGGCCGTGTGTCCATTGCAGAAGCCCATAGCCTCCGTCGTTCGGATTCTCGGCAGTAACACGAAGCCCGCTCTCCATTGCCATGCACCCCATTACAGCTGCAGTGCCGGCCTTAGAAAGACCTGCATCCCGCAACGCTGTATAGATGGCGTACTCATTGTCAGAAAGGTTCTGAGGCATCGTGTCCGTCACAGGTTCTTCTGCCGGTTCCTGTGCAGTCTCTGCCGTCTCGACAGAAGGCTCAGATTCAGGCTCCGTTTCGGTCACCTCCTGCTCAGGTACAGGCAGTACCGGCGCGAAAGGCGGCTGAGCGTTGAGTTCCCGAAGATGGACCTCCAACGGCGTGACATACTCGATATCAGAATCATCAGCTGGCTTTACCGGCGCAGCATACGCAGGCGTCGAGAAAAAGCAGGCTAAGCAACCTATGATGGTGATGACGCTGAGCATAAAAGCGGTGGTCCCGGCATAGAATTTCAGTTTGTCGTTCATTGTGATTACTCCTTTGAATAAAAGTTCCCGCCGACAATAGCTGTTCGGCGGGATGTGATTGATGTTCGGTTGTCGGAAAAACTTCATGCTTCACGGACTACGATGGCGGTATATCCGCTGTTGGCAAGATACCGATACGCTGCATCATAGGCATCGCTGAGCGATGGGGCTTTGACATACCCGATAAAATCGGAGCAGATAACCATGCCGGAAAAACCTGGGTTACCGGCATAGATGGCGAAGCGTGTGTTTTTCTTGGAATTGCGATTAAACATAGCGGACCTCCTTGCAGTCACGTTCAAAAAGATGGATACGGATTTCTGAAAACAAAAAAGGCAGACCTACCACAAATGGTAAGTCTGCCTAATTTGAAAACAGAATTGTGAATGATGTACGCCCGAAAGATTCGGCTGTGTAGAATGTTATCTATCGTACAATACCAATTCTATGCCGTTCGCAAGGATACGCAAGAGAAAAACAAAAAAAGGCGAAGTCTTCCGAAAAAGACTCCGCCATGGTTTTGTGTGCGATTTTTGCATTTCAGTGTTGTTATTCACGGCACATTTCTCGCATCTTATTCTTCCTCAAGCCATTTCTTGGTGATGTCAAGAAGGCATTTTCGGAATTCAGGAGCGGGCTGCATCGGAATCGAAGACCACTGAGAATCGAGAACGACAGGGTATTCGTACTGATTGCCGTTATGCGAAAACGGTATGAACTGAACTTCTCCGTCCACGAGCCATAGCTTTTCCGTTTTGATGGGGTCGATGTACTCCGTCAGCCAGCATTCGTGCGTGACAACGGAATCCGCCACGAAATACTTTGTCTTATCGTCCAGTATCAGTGCTGGATTGTTATCCTCGACACAATACACTCTTCCGACGAACGGCAGGAGCATCGTCTCGGCGGCGTGTTTCGCGCTTCTCCCCTGCCGAATTTCCGATAGCAGGAAACTCGATATGAAATGCGGGATACCGATGCCGGTCAGGCAGTCATCGAGTGTGTGTCCGGTACAGATTCTCGGTGTTTCCTGGTCCTCCCCCTTCATCCGATTCGTAGGGATTTGCGGAACGACCTTGTCCGGCAAGCATCCGGTATTCGCCATGAGATGAAATAGTATCTGCATTATGGGACTTACTCCTTCGGCAGTTTCTTGCGAAACGGGTCAAGGTCTCCTGGCCTATAGACCGACTTGACATAGGATTTGATGTCGTCTTCTCCAAGGCTCTCAAAGAGATTCAGCCAGCATTCGGCTTCAATCCGCATCTCGCCGCCCATTTGATACGCTTTCTCGCACTGCACCAAATCAAACTGAAAATCGTTCTTGTAGCGGCAGTTTTCGGCTGCTTTTGCAAATTTCGTAAATGTTCTGGTATTCAAGGTTTACCTCCTTTTCTGAAAATGAAAACAAAAAAGCAGACCCTCATTTCGAGAGTCTGCTCTAAGCACATAACAGATTGTGAATCTACCGGTATGGGGAATCAGAAGATGGTATCTATCATGCACTTACTATTCTATTCGATTCGCACAACTGTGCAAGGGGGATTTTAAGATGCAGCTACGCTTTCGCCTTCGCCAATTTCTTCGCAGCTACGCTTCCTGCTCACTCGCTGGCGGCAGCTACGCTTTCGATATCGTCTGCGTTCAGGTTGATGTACTGCCACGATTGCGGGGCGCGTTTCAGGTGCAGCTGATGCATGGGCAGAGAAAGTTTGCGGACATTTGAGATATTCCAGCCATACAGCATGCCGGTTTTGTTGCCATACTCGAACAGCGCGGCTATATCGATACAGCTTTCCCGAATAAACTTATCCGCCATACCGGACAGCTTTTCGCCGTCTGCATAGTAAGGAGACAATCCTGTCAGGCAGTTCAGCTGGTCGATGTCCTCGCAGGTAAAAGCCCCGATGATTTCCCCTGCACCGCCGTTTGCCTTTGTCTCATAGCAGAATACAGCGAATGGAAACGAGATTTCCCAAGGCCGAGATTTGCGGACTTCGAGCGTCTTTTCACCCGACATGATTTTAGCAAGCCATTCGCGTTTTATCGAAATGACGACCGCTTTGCCGTCATTTACCGCGAGTGCATTTTTGAGAACCGTCACAACTCATCACTCCTCATATTCGTAGTCACAAAAGCGGTTGACCTTTCCTTCTGTCTGTTCGTATTCGGACATAAATTTTGCGACAGCCAACTCGAAGTGCCCACGGCTGATACCGGTGACATCCGAAAAATCGAGGAATGCGTGCTCAAAGTTGCTAACCATAGCCACGAGAATGTACGATTCAAGTTCCTTGGAGAATTCTTCCGGAGTGCCATCGAAATGGATGGTGACATCCTTAGATTCGTCGTCAGGGTCAAGATAATTCGAAACAGCCTCATCCTTCGCACTGGAGAAGAACCCATCGACATTGTCACTCACTCGCAGTTCAGCGGAATCGCTAAGCGGTACATTCAGCCCACCTGCAGCTTCCGATTCGGCCATCAGTTGCATAACATAGTAGCGAAACATGAGGAACGCGCACACACCCGTAGGCTCAAAATTCTGAATAACCTTTTTCAACTGCGCCTGACGGTTGTTTACGACTTTGTATTTTGCTTTCATCAAATCTCCTTCTTTAAAAAATGCTTTACAACGCATGAATATTTGATTTGCCTGGTGCAAACATCAGCGGCTCGTCCGTTACTTTCAGAACAGTGCCGTCCCCTTGCCTGCACGCATACAGGATTGCTTTGAGCATCTCATAGGCAAGTTTGCTGTTGTAGGCAAGCCCTGCGTTTGAGATGCCGAAATTACCATTCCAGCCAACCCTGAGTTTTCTCAGCTGTGGAATCAGAAGGTCACGGGCTTCCGCTATGCCGATGCCGCCCCAACGTGCGTCATGATACGCCTGCAACTGCGGTTTGTTGTCGGTATCAGCTATATCGAGAACCTCATAGATGATGCTGAACTGTCCCATTAGGATTCTGGAATACGCATCGAGGATGGCAGCAGCTTTTACCCAAGCACTTTCGTTCATGTCGATGCGCTTAGTATACGGGGTCTCCTTGTTCCCTGCCCCGATATCCACTGCCGCGAGCGCAGTGTGATAAATCTCCTTTGCTGCGTTTTGCATGAAAGGTACGGGAGCGGTGACCTTGAAATCCGTGAACATCGTATATGCCTTTTCAATATCCGCGTCATGCACACCGTAGGCGTCACCCACTTCTTTGCAGATGGAAGAAAAATCATTGCCGTAGAATGTCTGCATCACCTGCATGATATGCAAAAACAGCTGATACTGCTTTTCGGTCATTTCGAAAATCATGGCGCACCTCCGTTACTTTATTGGCATTATACCACAAATGTGTATTCAGTACAACCATGAACGCTGATTCGTAACAAATAAGATACAAACAAAAAAGTGCCCCTATATTCCTCGACTGAAATCGAAGATTTTAGAGGCAGTGGCGCTCATGGAAGGATTCGAACCTTCGGGCGATTTCTCACCGGCGGTTTTCTGGACCGCTGCCATCGGCCACTCGGCCACATGAGCATATGGCGCAGAGAGCGAGATTTGAACTCGCAAACGAGGAGTGATTTAGCACCTGCTACAATTATGGTTAAATTGATAGTAAGTGTTGTTTTGCCTCGTGACTGGGTAGCAACCAGTTGCCATACCGTTAGGCGACCTCTGCATGTAAACACCCTATGCAGGGTGCGTTGGTGACCCCTGGCAGACTCGAACTGCCGACTCCAGCTTGAGAGGCTGGCGACTTGGACCAACTTGTCGAAGGGGCCTTATGGTGTGCCGGGTAGGATTCGGACCTACGAACCGAAACGGAGCGGTTTTACAGACCGTTTGCTTTGACCACTTGCATACCGACACATATGGTGCGCCGGGTAGGATTCGAACCTACGAACCGTAACGGAACGGTTTTACAGACCGCTTGCTTTAACCTCTTGCATACCGGCGCATATGGTGCTCCCGGCTGGAATCGAACCAGCGACACATAGGGCTTCAACCTACTGCTCTACCAACTGAGCTACAGAAGCAGATGGTGACCGAAATGGGGCTTGAACCCATACTCTCAAGCGTGAAAGGCTTGCGACTTAACCAATTCGTCTATTCGGCCATATAGCCGCAATCCTGCGGCGAGGGTTTATGCGATGACGAGAATGTCATCGATTTTCGTATCGAGCATCGCGGCGAGAATCACAAGGTTGTCGATGGTAGGAAGTGCAGTGCCTGCCTGCCATTTGGCTACCGCCTGTGTGGAGACACCGAGCGTATCCGCCACATCCTTTACCTTGATGCCTGCCGCTTTTCGCAGTGCCTTGATATTGGCACCTGTTTGCTGGATATCGATTGTTGGAACGTTCATTTTCTTTTGCTGCCTTTCTGTATTGCAGGCAACAAAAAAACGCTGCCTGCCGAAATGAATCGACAAGCAGCGTTCGGAATGCAAATGCCGTCAGAAGACGCACCGCAGCCGTTCGAGGTCTGTTTTTGCCTGTCGATGGGTATAGGAAACAAAGCTGGATTCGTAGGACTCGAATTCAGATTCATAACTATACTCAGCAAACGACATAGCATTAACAGTCTTGCACAGCATCTTCGGTTGTCTCCTTTCGTTTCGTTCTGTTTACATTATACCACTTTTGTGGTTCTGGTCAATCAACTTGTGGTTGATGTTTATTCGCAGTAACCAGCTCCTTCGTGGAGAATGCGGTCTGCACCGAGTTTGTGCTTGCTCATCACACATACTCTCCGTCCGGAAGCCTGTCCGCATCCGGCAATTCATCGGCAGTCAGTTCCCTCAATGTTCCTTGGTCTGTATCCAAGCCGATGGTATACATATACACTACACGGCTATCCCGGAATACTTCGGCCGGGGTCTTGCTTTTGCTGACGATTTGTTCGATTTGCTGCTTCGACGCCGGATACAGGACCCAGCGTTCTTCGCTTCGCACTTCTGTGCAGTTACAGAAATACAATTTTTCGTCCTCATCCTTGCATACGCAGAGCAGCGAAATGCCGTCATAACTCCAAAACACTTTATCGACAACAAGTTCTTTTCCAAACAATTCCTTGAAATTCAGTCCCTCAAACAAGGGCTCTCCGCGTAAACTCATATCCGCTCCTGCTTTTGTGCTTCTTCATGCCTCAACCAACTTGTGGTTGAGATTTTGGGCTTATCTGCGGCCAAGACGCGAGGATTCGAGGAAGTGAACCTATCGGTGTGCGATTTTTACTTTTATGCTTGCCCATGCCTAGTCCTTCTCAAGAAAATGTTCCCACTGCGTTCGCCTGATTGGTGTGCCGCCGAAAGCATAGTGCTTGTCATAGTAATCCGACATCGCCTCGGCATATTTGGCGGCATCAGTCGGATTATAAAACACCGTTTTGCCAATACTCTTTACTGCAACCCAATGAACAGCAGTGTGACCATCCACATCCACACCGACGCAATGCGCATCGACATATTTTCCCTTAAAGAATCTTGTAATCTTGACAGGGTATACAACATATTCCAGTTCAACGAGTCGCTTTTCGTTGTAGTACCGATGTTCCCAGACGCCCCAGAGAGTGTCGCCAATTTTCGGCTTCATGCTTTTCATAAGAGCCTCTCTTATTTGGTGGTTTTGGTCGGGAAAACCTCATACACACTAACATACAGCATCCCCGGCATGTAGTCAGCATATTCTACCGGACGCTTCTGGTCGTACACCTTCACATTCGAACCATCATCTGCCGTAAGCCAGAGATATTTGACATGCTCAGCATAGCGAGGGTCTTTTGCGCGATACATTTGCCCTTCTTTGATTTTGAGGCGGCGCATACAGGCTTGGACGCGGGAAAACTCAACAAATGCACCATAGTCACCAATGACGATACGGTTGTACCCGTTGGTAATGACTGTGCCATCAGCGGTTTCGAGCGAAATCGTGTCACCGGACACATTGCACCATTCCGGCAATGCCTTTTGAAACTCGGCTCTCACATCGCAGAAGAAGGTACGCGGGATGGGTTTGTATTTGTATTCACGGGCAAGCTGTTCTTGGTACTCGAGCATCTGAGCGCCGATTTCTGAGATTTTGTGTTTCACAATTTCACCCCTGACCCAGCATCTGTGCGGATGCGATTTCCCGAATATTGCGATTCTCTTTTTCGGGAGCCGACACAATGCGGCGATGAGAGCGCATCAGCGTCAATACGCGGTTACGGAGCTTCTCGTCCTTGATAAGCCGAGCAACCTGTTTGATTTCCGATTCACGCAGATACATTGTACTGTTGATGAGAACGCCATGTACTTCGCCGTCTTCGGAACTTTTCTCAACCTTATCGACATTGTCATAGGCATAGATGACATCCACGTCGATGGTGATGGACGCTCTCTCAAGAAGTTCATTTCCTCCTTGGGCTACCAGCCACTTGTGGAAGTAGCTCTCATCGGAGATGTATGTTTCACCGATGAGTGCCAGCGGCGGCGACACAAGGTTGTTCGTTGAATAGCGGATATGGTCCTCACTTTCATTGAGGTTGTCCTGCCAAAGTTGCATCGGCTTAAGGCTCTTGTCCTTGAAGTGAATGTAGGTGTCCTGAATGAATGTGCAGACGGTCCGCTTAATATAGTCGATTTCCGGCATCTCTTCCACGTTGCGGAAAACCAAGCGCGTTGACTCACCTTCACCGTACTCTTCGTCGTCGGTCACATAACGGACTTTCTCCAGCACAAACTTGGGTTCCAATGTTGTCTTAACGGCTTCGAGAGAAAATACATTCCACTTCATTAAATTATGTGTGCAGGGTACACCGTCTATAGTCGCTTGCGACTTAGGCGGTGAGGAATGCACTAACCAAGAGGCAATTTGAAGTGTACTCAGTTAGCACAAATACCCTGCTACTCCTTTCTTTTAATGATTAAGATATTTTTTTCCATGCGGGATGTATGGAATTTGCTGCTTTTACAATTTTAAGCTTTTTAAGGCTTGCGGATTTTTGACCGCTTTTTGCGGGTGTCTCGAACTCTACATTTACAGCACCATTCTTTTTGGTATGAGTGCTATGCACAATGAGATTTTCTCCGTTGAGAGAGACTAAATCACCCGGATTGAGATTCACCTTTTTGCGTAACAGAGCACGATGCCCTGCGTATGTCCTCTTGCCACGGTATTTGTGCAGATTTTCCGAATCCTTTTTGTGGTTACGGTTAATTCTACCGTTGAAGAGTTCTTTTCCGGTGGCTATCTCTCCTGTACGAATGTCAATGTGGCGAGAATCATAAAACTTTTCAAGGATACGGTTGTTACGCCTTGCCTTTTCATAGTGCTCAAACATACAACGGAGATTTGGATGAAATTCACCCATTGCATATGCATCATTGTTATGGCTTTTTTCAAGCTGAAGCGCGATACGCTTTTCTTTTGTCATTGCGCCGTAAGTGATTGTAACAAATGGCTTGCCAAAAGCAACGTAGAGTTCATTGACGATTTGCCACCTAACGGTGTTCATGAAAGCCGCACCGGAAAGGTCGGCGAACTTTACATCTTCTCCGAAACCATAAAGCTTACCACCTTTTTGGTGATTGGCAGGCGTATGGCACTTTTCGCATACCGTTAGAAGTTCGTCCAGGCTGTTGCCGTGACGACCTTTCCAGTAGAACATATGGTGCATATGTAAAATCGCACCTTCTGTAGCTTTACGCCCACAAATTTTACAGACATAGTTATCGCGGTAAAATACTGCTTCCCGCAAGGTTGCCAAATTGTAGCGAGGACCTTTTTGATAGTCTGCTCCCTCAGGAATGACTTTTCCTTCCTGAATTGCTTTCACAAGCATCGTATCGAAAGAGCCAACCTCAACCGTTGCATGAGTAATGGACATTACTGCACAATACATCTTGACAACGTTGACATTGAGTTCTTTCTTATGCATCAAAGAAGGAGCAAGCCAACCTTCGCCGCGTTTGCGGTTATCGAAGCGCGGTTTACGGTAGCGCAATCTATTTCTGCGTGTACGACGGTGCATACGGCAGTCATCGTGATGTTCCTTCTCATCCTGCAATGTATCATACTGAGCAGATACATATTCGTGAGATTTGCTTTTTACGCTGATGCCGATGTAGTTGTAGCCCACGTCTTCGCAGATTTCGATGGGTTGAGTGTTTGTTTTGCTGTCATACAGCAGCTGGATGGTAAAAGGATGATGCTTAACGATTTTTGCTTTTCCGTCTTTCAAGAGTCGGCGTACCTTGCCAAGACGGAAGGTAGGCATTAAGCGTTCACCGTTATTACCGAGAACACAAACGCAAGTGTTCATGCAAGATACTCCTTTCGTTAAATAGTAATGA